GGGAGATTCCTGGAATTGCTGGAAAGCTGCCGCTTGTTGCTCTGGCCCTAACAATCCTAGAAATTGCTGCTGACGCTCTAGCGCACCTAATCCAGCCTCCCTGAACGGAGCTAATTGCTCTTGAGTAACGCCAAACTGTCTGCGCTGTTCAGCTACAGCCTGTTGAGCGGATTTTCTCTGAACTTCACCGGCTCTCTTTTCCGCACCTCCGAAAAAACTGTCTTTAATCTTGCTCATTTGTGAGCCTCCAAAAATTCAATAGCTTCTCGCTTAGTTAATCCTAGTCTACATTGATCCACTAATTCACCAGCTTTCATTATTGACTGCCTGTTAACACCTTCATCTCTAAACCCAAATTTCTTTGTAAAATGGTACACATCAGGATAAATAATAGGGATTTCAGCGTTTAATTTAACATATTGTTTAGGCGCGTTATATGCGAACCAATGAACGATTAATCGCCCTGCTTCCATTGCGTGAACCCTGTGCTCTTTTAAAATATTACAATGTATGTTTAGCGTTGAGCTACCAACAGGATAGAGATTCCAAACGCCTATAGGTTTATCATCAGCGTAAATCATCATGTAACACTGGCTTCCATCTATGGGTGTTTCATATTCCCAGGGCTCAATATCATCTTCAGCAATACGCGCAAATATTTCAGGATCTTTTAATATGCTCTCTATTTCTTTCGCGTTTTCTGACCGTTCAAGTCGAATATTTATCATACTAATTGCCATCCTTCCAAAATACTCATATAATCATATTATCTTTAAAGAGATAATATCATGTTAAATCAAGAGACATTAAAAACCATTTTACATTATGATCCCAAAACGGGAATTTTTACTCGCCTTATTTCTAGTAGAAGTGTGAATAAAGGAGAAACAGCAGGGAGCAGTAATGGACAAGGATATCTTAGGGTTATGCTTCTTGGTAAAAGATACTGCGTCCATCGTTTGGCTTTCTTGTATATGATAGGCAAGATGCCTGATCAAGTTGATCATATAAATCACATTAGAAATGATAATAGATGGGGCAATCTTAAAGCGTCCAATAATCAGGAAAACCAAAGAAATTGCAGCAAACAAAAGAACAATTCCTCTGGCCATGTAGGCGTACACTGGAATAAACAAAATTCCAAATGGCGCGCTATTATCGGAGTTAACTATAAACATATTCATTTAGGTTACTTTTCTAAGTTATCTGAAGCCATCAAAGCAAGATCAGGCGCAAACAAAAAATATGGATTTGATAATAATCATGGCATCTAAACCAAAGTCCAGCCTGTATTCCCTGCGCCTGTCTTTTTAACATAAAAATTTGATCCTGCCGCAGCCGCCGTGTCCAAGTATGTTTTAAATGGATCAGCTGTCACCACACCTTCAGGGCTACCAGTTCCGTTAATTGTGATGTTCTGATTTACCTGCCTAGTAATAGCTTCAATGAACTCGGCCATTCTAAGCGTCATTGTAACATTACCCCTATCATCTAATACTGATATAGCGGTAAATCGCTCTATGGCAGTTATAGGATCGTTAATAGCCATTATTGTACTCCTGACTCTATATCAGCTTCCAGCTTCACGATAACTGGAGTTACTTCGTCGCTAACAGAGAATTTAAACATAGCAAATCTTGCCACCCTACCTAAACGCCGCCATATTTGACGTTGCTCATATTCGCCTATTTTACCTAATGATCTGCTTAGTTCATTCCCGAATGTTTGGCCACCATCAATAGACATGGACATAGTAATTAATGGATCTTGTCCAGGATCAACAGTGTTTCCTACTCCTGATTCTGTAGTTATCTCTAGCTGATTAATGAAGAAGTTAAGACCGTTATTTTGAAGCGGTCCAGTAGAAACATCTCTATCAATCAATGTGCCGTATTCTGTTCTAGCTGTTCTATCCAGTTTGCCAATCTTCGCACCTAAAACATCACCTACTAACGTGAAACCATAGGCCTGCACGATAGAGGCAACTCTCCATTTTGTCTGCTCCCCCTGGTCATTCCTTGACTGTCTTTCATGCCAAACAGGTTTACCTAGCCTAGCTGATGCTGTTGCGTCATAACAAAATACGGAGTCTGAGAAGTGAAAGCACACAAAGAAACTACCATCTAAAGCATGAACCGTGGCAAAAACAGCTTCTAATTGAGCATCCGTTTCTTGAGAAATCACATTATCAATGGCTTCTGTAGCTATTTTTACTGCTGATGATCCAGTAAAACGCCAGATAGAAGGCTGTTCATTTACACCGCCACCAAGAAACACAAAAGAATTATCGAAATCAACGATACTAAATTTAGCCTTAACTCCTTTTTGAACAACACCACCGGGGATACGCTGGAATACAAACCCTGCACCGCCTACATTCTGGAATGGTTCAATAGTCTCATTACCTGCAATATACAGAACATTTCTATTAACATGTATGGCGGTATTATCATCTGGATCAACTTCAGCTGTTCCAAAGTCCAGTGCCCCATATGTTAAACCATCATTTAAAGCAGAATGAAAGAATTTATCTTTAGCGATATGAACAAAGAATCCATCTTTATAATCAACTTGATTAGATGGGCCGAGAGAGAAGAAATCAGCATCTGTGATAATCGTTAGAGTGTCTGGTGATTGCGTAAAGATATAGCCAGTAGTACCAGGCACAACAATAATAAGCTGCACACCATTATCGGCCATTGATACTCGTCCAGTGCCTACAATAGATCCTAGGTTGTTAGAAGTACCATCAGAATTAACTCTAAACAGACTGTTACCATTCACAAAGAAAGCAATGGAATCCATTACGTGCCCACCACGATTATTAAACGTCCCATTCGTGGCGAACTGTGTTAGTCCTGGTGTTCCTTTTAACTGTGAGATAGAGAGCGCATTTGTTTCAGGCACAACAGGAATCCAATTTATGCAAGTCTGCGCCGCAATAGGCCTAGAGCTATCTTCGTAGAATCCAGTGCTAATTGGTATTTCAACGCGAGGCATTAATCAAATTCTCCTTAATTAAAATCGGGCTGCAAATTGATAGATTCGAACTCTTCATCAAAACCTAATAATGTTTCTAACATGTCTTGCGCGGCAATAGTAATAAGCTGCATTTTCTGAAGAGGCGCATTGTAATCAACACCTAATCGAGCGGCTAAATTCCAGATAAGAGTTTCTGCCCATTCAATAGGGAAGTCAGGATTATTAGAAGTAACATCAAAGTCCTCAATATTGCGCTCAAAGGAGAATCTTACAAAATCATTTACACTCGATGCTGTTTGCCATACATACATGCGGCCATTACCTAACAGTGGCGAATAATAAGCATTGACCACCGTGCCCTGTGATTCTTTATTTACTTGGTTGAAATACTCACTTCTTGACCATGATTCAACTTGAATCTCGTTGTCTTCATTAAATGTTTTGCGTCTGAAGCTAGTGACTCTAAGAGGTCGCTCTATAAAGGTAGTAAATGTGAATACACTATTGCCTAATGCTGCGACAGAAAGAATGCCTGTAGTAATAGTTATTTGAGTCGATGAATCAACAGATACAATGGTAGTCCAATGTCGTGTGCCATCATCTAATTGAATACCTACATTATCAGCAGCAGTCATGCCCGTAGTGCTAGTTACTTCGATAACCGTTGCTAGCGCCGCTTCTGCTGTTGTTGTGGTCGTACTGATGAAGTCATCAAGGTTAGTTGCTTCATCGCCCGTAGGACCAATTAGATAATCAGTCTTGCCTACATCCAAAAATAAAACACCTTCCTCTCTTGTCCACAGGTGCAGCCCTTGACCCTGCCAAGCTTTAACCATCAAGTTCAGGGAATCTAAACCATCTTGGACTTCTTGCGCCTGCAATGCTTGTTCTGCCTGCTTGACACCAACCTTACTAAACGCTTGGTTAATGATATCAAGCGCTGTTACTGAGAAGTTTACAGACCCTGATGTAGCCATTTATAAATCATCCTGAGTGGGATTAGTTGGAAAAGTATCAGGCTGCCTAACCCGCGTATCTTCTACGCTAATATCGTCTGTCCTACCACGGATAAACAACTGAGGATGAGCAGGGTTCCAATTGCGTCTATGCGTAAGCAAGCCTTTCTGAGTACCGCTAAGCTTCATCAGTTCAGAGCGCTTATGCTTGAACCCAGTGATATCATCTATGGCGTTAGAATCACCTAATTTGAGCCTGTTTCTACGGCTTTTGCGACGCATTACTTATGACCTGGATTGCCCGTTGGCTTACGAGCTTTTTTGCTCTTAGACTTTTTAGAGCTAGAGCCTCCACCAATATCGCTTGCTGGTAATTGACTCCCTGCTTCTTGTTGTGCTGTTTCTCTCATTCTAGACATTAGTTCATCCTCATTTATGGCTATTGTGTAACATGTCCTTGAGCTATCACATTAAATTTTGTCAGCGTCCCAACAGCCGATATATTGTCTTGTATAACGATCTGCATTTCTTCATTTTTATCACCATCTAATCTAATGACCACGCCCCTCCGACTTTGGCCACCGAATGTACTTCTTGCAGTGAATCCAGAGCCACCACCAGCAGTTTTAGATTGAAAGGAATGGTCAAAACTCCGGTTTATAAACTCGCCATTTGTTTTCCAGTTAAAAATATTTTTAATAGTGCCATTTTTCACTCGCAACACACAACCGAGAGTTAATGCAGCCAGTGACCCAAATTCAGTAAAATCCATATCATTAGCTGAACTTTCCATAGCTAGAATAATTCGTGTTATATCCCATATTTGGCCTGGATTTGGTGTTAGCGTGAAGACAACAGGTGTTGAAGATCCATCTTCCCGAAGATCAAATGTTTTTCTAAATACTGTTGAGGCTACTGTATATGCTACATCAATAGGACTATCAACAGTGATTGTATTCGTCACAACATTTGCGACGTTAAATTGGCTGAAGTTCTGACCTTCTAATATAAAGATACCTTGACCCGTAACAAATCCATGCCCAGCAGTCATCTCAAATGTTCTGGTATCTACAACAGCAGTAGCTGATAAGGTGGTTGTCTGTAATTCCCTGTGGAAAAAAAGATCAATCACAGGTGTTGTTTGATCCTGAATAAAAACGGCTAAGCCTGTATTCCCATCTTCGGATGTTTCTGCTGGAGTATCTAGTGATAAGCCCATTATTTACTACCTGATTGAATAAATGTCATTGTAGCAGTGCCAGAAGTGAATGCAGTAATATTTAAACGAATGCCTCGAACGGGGAATGCTAGATTGCCATCATCGCTGGCAGTTTTTGATGCTAGCGCATCATTATCAAGCCAGCTCAACACTGCTGCAGAATCCTGAACGTTATCAAGCGTGTGTTGTGCTTTATATGTCAAGCTTGCTCCAGACGATAGAATAACGGCAATAGCCACCCCAAAAGGGCTCTCACGCCAATCAACGGGGAGCGTTTGTGTTACGCCTTCATCGCCTGATCCAGCAGTAATAGCGCCAGCTGTGGCAGCATCTACTGCGATTTGAGATACTGTTTTAAAATATTCTACTGATTTTACAGTAGCGATATTACCACCTGTCACGGCTTCTGTAAGAGCTTTCCCATCAGGATCTGTTCCGGTAATAGTGAATGTTCTAGCTGTCTCATC